GCTACGAAAGACCCACTACCATCAACAGCCAAACCATCAGCAGTCACAGTGCCCGTTACGTCGATGCCTGTGGAGGTGGTTTCTAGTTTTTGGTCCCCTCCATGATAAAGTAAAACAGCGTCAGCGGCTGTTGTTGTAAGGTAAAAATTTGTGTAGCCCGTATTAGCCAACTGAAACTCATCAGCCAGCATCCTTAAATTACCTGAGGCAGAATTTAATGAGATTCTGCCATTTGTACCGTCGCTAAATATTTCAAGGTCAGAGCCATCACCGAAGACTGCTTTTTTTGTTATCTCCAAATGCAGCGTGATCAACGCTTGCCAAATACACATCAGTAAGCGCATCCACTACGGCAGCGCCGGACCCGGCGCCGTCGCTGTAAACCATCTTCACTGCGCCGGTCGGGATCGTGACCGTGCCGCCAGAGCCCTGGGCGATGGTTATCGATTGGGAGCCAGTTGTAGCGTTCTCGATAATCCAAAGTTTGCTAACGGTGTTAGGGCCAAGCGTAACCGTGCGCGTCGCAGTGAGCGAGCCGGCAGACGTGATCTTTAGGTAGAGCGATCGAGTGCCGTCGCTAGTGCCGTCTGGCATTGTGAACGTTTCATCCGAGTCGGCGGCGAGCTGCTTGGTGCCATAGCTGAACGCCTCAGCGATTTGCGAAAAAGCTGAGTTGACCTTGGTGCCCCAGGTGCCGCTGTTTTCGCCGGTCGCCTGTTCTTCGATTCGCAGGTCATTAACGTATGTGGATGCCATTCCCTAACTCCTATGCGGCTTCCGACCAATCCGTCGAAGCGCTTGTTTGATTTGTCCAGGTAGTTGACGCAGCCGATTGCCCGCTCCACGAATCGCTTGCTGCAGATTGATTTGTCCAGGTGTCTGCAGCCGCTGCCTGATCGTTCCAGCTTGTCGATGCATCGCCCTGTGAATTCCATTTAAGCTCGCCACTAGCAGTAACCGTAGAGACAGCGCTAATACCTGCAGCGCCGAGCTCCACTTCTCCGCCGATGGCAGTGAAGGTAGATGTGGCAGCGATCGTCGCAGCGCCCACCGCAACGATTTGACCAGACGCCGTAACGCTTGACGTGCTCGTAGCACTAGCGCTGCCGGTTTGGATTCTTTCGCTGTCAGCGGTGAATGTTGAGTTGGCTGCGATTGCCGCAGAGGCTGACTGGATTCTTGATGCGGAGGCCGTGAAGGTTGATGCTGCCGCGACAGTCGCGCTGCCAGTTCGTACTCTCTGCCCAGCACTTGTGAAGCTCGACGTACTACTTCCTGCAGCCGATCCTTCTCGGACGCGTTCACTATCCGCAGCAAATGCTGAGCTCGCCGCGACAGTCGCGGAGCCGTCCTTGTAGGACCATTCACCATATCTTCCAGCGCTCCAAGAGCCATATCCAAAACCCGTTGGTTGAGTCATCAGTCGAGCGTGATATCCAAGTCACCAGCCGGGATTCGGAACACGTCCCCGGTATCAATTGTTTTATTGGCCGCGAGACTGGCGTAGGCCAGCATGTTGCCGCCGCTCGATGCGTCGAGGATCGCGACAGCCACAACGGTGCCGTATCCGGCGGTCGCAGTTGGATACTCGATCGCTGCCGAGTTGGTTGCTGCGTTGCCAGTCGTTGTGAACGCAGCGCTCTGGCGCGCGTAGCCGCCGCCGCTCACTTCCGTGCCAGACGTTGAGTCAGTCGGTGCGACCGTGTAGAGCGCAACGTAAACCGTGGTGGGCGACGTGTACGCAGTGTTCGAGAAAGTGTGCGCGACCAGTTTGTTTTCCAGGTAATCAGTGAATGCCACTACTGCAATCTCCTCGTCTTCATGCGCACGCTCGTCTGGCCGCGCGTTCTCTGATCGCTAACGATCAGCTCTTCAATTCCTTTTTGATAAAGCGACGCCCACACGCCAGTTCGCTCGTCATCGCGCAAATAAGGCGCGCTTTGTACCAGCGTGCCGTAGAGATAAATGTCGGGCGCAATATCGAGTAACCAGTTACTTGTGTTGCTGTCAGTGAGCGGGTCGATCTTCCCGTAGTAAACAAGCTCGCCCGTATAGCCCGTGCCGTCTGGCGCAGGAAACACTTGGATTTCAGTGCCGACATGCGTGTAGTAGTTCGGCTTGCCAGTTGCGCTGCTAGAGCTTTTGAGCTCGTTCATCGCTTCGTTCGTTACATACTCAAGCGGATGAACCGGGTCTGTTTTTAAAACCAGCGACACACTTTGATACCAGTCTGCCGGCGTCGCCGAATACTCGCTGTCGATTGTTGCGTCGCTGCGAGTGATCATCTTTCGATGACGGATCGTTCGCTGGAACTCTGCTTCAGCGAGCGAAATAAAATCTGTGATTGCCGACGTAAGGTCGGTGCGGTTTAGCCAATCCGCGACCGCTGCCTGCAATTCTGAATAGGTCGTGACTGCCACTAGACGCGGCCTCCTCTCGTCCTAAAAAACCGATTGTCAGAATCGTTTAGCCACCTCTTAAAACGGGCAGGGTCATCAACGATGCCCTGCCGTTTCAAGTCGTAGTAAAGGTTCAATGGGATCGACGCCACCTTCGACCACTCACCATATTTTTGGTGCTTGTCGATTTCATTAGCCGAGCGCTTGTTCGCTTCGATAATTGCTGTCACGTCCTGCGACTCGCTGATGATGATCTGGTCATCCTTCAATGAGTCGCCTGACTCGTAGACAAAATCAGTCTGCGTGCCAAGGATCTCGTCAATGTTTAGTGTGCGTCGATGTTCCATCTTTCACCTACTAGCTGGTTGACAAGTCAGCCACTACACCAAGCCCTGCTTCCTGGTTGACCTGGAGGCCGACCTCAGCGAGAAGCATGTACTTAGTTGCGTCACCAGTCTTAGCGAGCTCTTCGCTCTGGATAGGACGCAGCGTAGCCAGTTCACACATATCGGGATCAACGATGTAGCAGTCGCGTGCTCGTGAGAAACGAGAAGGAACGATCTGTACAGATCCGAAGTCACTCATGTAAACGTCAGCCGCACCGATGATGGTGGTGGGTGAATCAGAAGGAGCCATGTAACGCTGAGCCGCGATACCAGCAAAGCCAGAGATCACAGTCTTAACGTGCGGACCAACCATTGCCATCTTGGGCTCACCGCCTTCTGACCATACCGATTGCAATACAGTCTTGAGCAGAGTTTCAGTGATGGCGCGCTGCGTACCGTCAGTAGCGGCAGCGTTAACTACGCCGCTTGATACAGTGGGATCTGCACCGCCTGTTCCGCGTGAAGTGTTGGTCTTGATGAACGCAGACAAAGAAGCAGTCTTGCGAGCGGTTGTGTTGTTACCAGCTACTGCTGCTTGGTTCACGCCGCAAAGGTTGAACTCCATGTCGCGCTTGAGCTCGTCGCCCTTCTTAGCGAGTTGGTAAGCGATCTCTGATCGGCGACCAGCGAGGTCTAATGCACCGCCGAGGTTGTCAGCAATGATGAAGTCCTTGCGCATGATCTGCGTGTAGTTACCGAGTCGAGAAGTCGCAGTCACTGCAGTGTAAGAAGACAGATCATCACCATCGATCTGTGCGTTAGCTGCTGCAGCCGCGAGCGAGTCAGTCTGCCACTCGAAGAAAGTGTTGCTGACGTTGCGACGCTTGGTCATGTTTGACACGAAAGGTGTCGTTTGGGGCGAGATGTTGAAAATTACATTCGCTAAATCTTCACGAATGCCGACGGCACTATATTTCGTGAAAGTGTTAGTTACGATAGCCATTGATTAATTCCTTAGAGCATCGATTCAAGTAATGAGGCCGCATCATCCATGCGACCACTCCTAGCAAGACGTTGACGAGCTGACTTCTGCTTCCTTGAACTTGGCTTGGCTTGCGCCTGGCTGCTGCCAGGTCTAACCACTTTGGATCGACGGCCGTCTTTCGTTGCGCGCTTCACGCGCTTTTGGCCTCGGTCGTAGAGCATTGCTTTGCGCAGCACTTTGATGTGGTTTGCGCGAACTAGGGCTTGCAATTCTTCTTCTGCAACACCCGAGTTAATCAAATACTCACGGAGCTCTTCACGTTCTTTCGCCGCAACATCCTCGTTCTTCCACTCAGGGATAACGTCGGGAAGTCGTTGTACTTCCTCGGCTAAGACCTGCTGCATTGCCTGCATTTGATACTGTCGATTAGCCTCTTCCACTCTCTGCTGTTCGAGTTGTATCGCCTGCATTTTCTGTTGCTTGGCAGCTTGCCGCTGTTGCCATTGGCGTTCGA